ACCACGGGGGCGGCCAACACGGCGTTCTTCAAGGACTACTCGGCGGTCGCCGGGTACGTCGGGTCGGGCCTGAACACCACCCCGGTGGCCGGTGTCCTGAACCAGGCGAACCTGCAGACCGCGATCGAGGCGATCCGGCAGCGCAAGGACAACGAGGGCAACATCGTGCCGTCCGGGCGTCTGATCCTGCTGGTCGGTCCGGCGCAGGAGTTCAACGCCCGGTCGATCATCAACGCCACCGAGATCCGCACCACGGTGGGGTCGAAGGTCATCATCGAGCCGAACCCGATCGCGGGTGCGGTGGACCTGGTGGTCGTGAACCGGCTGCCGGGGCTGGGCTGGTTCGTGCTGCCGGCCCCGACGCAGGCGGCCCGCATCGCGGTCGCGTCGGCGTTCCTCCGCGGGTTCGAGACCCCCGACATCCGCCGCAAGGACGGTGCCGGTCAGGGTCTGTCGCCCGAGGCCGGGGACTTCGACGACGACTCGGTGCGGTACCGGGTGCGTCACGTGAACGGGGCGGCCTCGGTCGACCCGATCCACACCTACGCGGGCACCGGCGCCTGATCCACCCCGCTGGCGGGCGGGCCCCCGGGAGTAGGGGGTCCGCCTGGCGGCACCCAGCCACCCGTCACCACCTTCGACCCCGCCTGGAGGTTGCGCGATGGCTGACCCGACCTACACCTTCACGCCGGCCGACGATGTCGGCGTGGTGCGGATGTTGATCAACGACACCGGCGCCCCGTGGGTGTTCTCCGACGAGGAGATCACCGCGTTCCTCACCCTCGAGGGTGGGTCGATCAAGCTCGCGGCCGCGCAGGCGATCGACACGAACGCCGACAACGAGGCGTTGGCGTCGAAGGTGCTCAAGACCCAGGACCTGTCCACGGATGGGGCGAAGGTCGCCGATGCGCTCCGCAAGCGCGCGGCGGCGTTGCGTGAGCAGGCTGCGGCCGAGGACGGCGGCTACTTCGAGGTGATCGACCTCGGCCCGACCTGTGGGCCGGAGCTCACCGGGCGGTGGCTGTCGTGGTGAGGCCTCAGCAGGCTCTCGGCCGGCCGGGTACCCCGGTCATCCCCGCAGGGTGGCAGCAGGCCCACGGTGCTGTGGCCGCGAAGACGATGACCGCGATCGTGAACCTCCGCAACCCTGGGTCGACGTCGACGTTCAACCCCACCGGCCGACGTACCGAGTACACCCCGCTGGCGGCGTACGCCACCGCCCAGGCCGCCCGCGTCCAGGCGCAGACCTCCCGTGCGGTGCAGCCCGGCAAGGAGCAGGCCGAGGAGACGCTGCAGGTCGCCGGGTACCTGGTCACGATCACCCTGGACCGGCCCGCCGACCAGGAGCCCGCAGCCGGTGACCTGGTCGACGTCACCGCCTCCGACGACCCGCTGCTGACCGGCCGCACGTTGAAGGTCGCCGACGTCGTACGCGGGTCGTTGCGGTTCGAGCGGGACCTGTTCTGCACCCTCGTCGACCCCGCGGAGGCACCGGCATGAGCCCCACCAGCGGCGACCTGCTCAAGGGCGGGTTCATCATCGACACCAGCGAGTTCGAGGAGATCGGCCGCGACCTCGGTCGCGCCGGCAGGCACGTGGGGCAGAAGGCCTCGGCCGCGTTCCGGAAGACCGTCCACGACATCGAGGCCGACGCCAAGGTCGGCTCCCCCTACGAGTTCGGCACCCTGCGGAACTCCATCTCCAGCGAGATCACCGGCGACGGCCGCCACTCCGCGATGACCGGTGAGGTCGGGCCCACTGTGGACTACGGCATCTGGCAGGAGATCGGAACCAGCGTGATGGCCGCCCAGCCCTACCTGGCGCCGGCGTTCGACCGGCGGGTGCCGTCGTTCACCGACGCGATCGCGCAGTTGGGGAGCGAGATCCTATGACCGCGGCCGCGATCGACCGGAAGACACTGGCCGACACCGTCGAAGCCCGTCTGCGCAACCAGCTGCCCAACGTGGTCGGCTACCAGGGCGAGGCCGTGAACGTGCCCCACACCCAAGGCGGCGACGGGCGGGTCGTGCCCTACTGGGTGCTGCACGTCGTCCCCGGCGGGCCGACCGACCAGCAGGACCTCGGCGACACCGTGGTCGACCTCGACTGGGGATTCCAGATCACCTGCGCCGGCGGGACGGTCGACGACGTGCAGGCGCTGATGTCCGACGTCGACGCCGCCGTGTTCCGGTGGCGCCCGATCGTGACCGGCCTGGTCTGTGGGCCCTGCAAGCCGCCGTTCGGGTTCACCGGTGTGCCAATCCAGATGGACCGGTCGGTGACCCCGCACCGGCCGTTCGTGCCGCTGCAGTACGTCACCCGCATCACCAAGAGCTGACCACCGAAGAGGAGCAGCGATGTCCGAGGAGTCCAGGTTCGTCTACGCCGTGGCGAAGGCGACCAACGAGAAGGTCCTGATCCCGCGCCGGTGGCTGGACCACCCCACCCTCGGGAAGGGCTTCAAGCTGCCGCCTTCGGGCCGCGCGAGGCAGTCGCCGCCCGAGCCCGACGGTGAGACCGGCACCGACATCCCAGCCTTCCAGGGCGACCCGTCCCCGGAGGAGAACCACAACGAGTCCCCGGCCACCGGGGAGGAGGAGTAACCATGCCCCGCTCACTGGCCGACGGCCACGTCAAGGTCATCATCTGCACCACCAAGCCCGCGAACCCGGCCGCCCCGACCGCGGCCGAGCTCACCGCCGGCATCGACGCGTCGTGCAACATCATGGCCTCGGACTTCGCGTTCGGCGCCACCGACTCCGACAAGGTCGCCGAGAAGGCGCTGTGCGTGGTCAACAACGCCAACGCCCTCGGTGCCGGCAACTACACCGCAGGGATGACGGTGTTCCGCTACTGGGACGCCGTCACCCTGGCCGCCGACGCGGTCGCCGACGCCGTGTTCGACGCCGTCCGCGACAAGGGCACGACCCTGTGGGTCTACGCCCGCGAGACCGCGAAGCTCGCCACCGCTGCGATCGCCGCCGGCGACGAGCTCTACCTCGGCGCCGAGGTCCTCACCGACACCCCGCAGACCCCGTCGGACCGCGGCGGGTTCATCAAGCGGCGTGTGCCGATGGAGGTGCAGGCCGCGTACGACGACATCGTCGTGGCCGCCTGACCCCAGGGGTCGGCCCCTCGAGCGTGGGGGCTGGGCGTGCCGGTCGCAGCCCAGCCCCCACTTTCATCCCTCCTGCGACCGGAGCGACCGGAGGAAACATCATGGACACCAACCCTGACACCAGCCTTGCCGACGAGACCCCGGACGGGTCCGTCGTGAAGCTGCCCGACCTGGCCGCCGCGGCGGTCGAGACGATCCTCACCCTCGACGAGGTGCTGTCCTCGGCCCGGCTGGTCGAGACGAAGGCGAAGATCTGCCTGCGCGCCGACCTCGAGGCCGAGTACGCCGACTACCTGGCCGAGCTCGCATCGCTGGTCGACGAGGACGGCAACGTCGTCGCCGACGACGACACGCTGGCCGACCAGAAGGTCGAGCGCGCCCAGGAGCTGCAGCGGCTGATGGAGGAGAACCGCCGGGTCCGCGCAGAGCATGTCCGGGTGGTGAGGTTCCGGGCGATGCCCTCGGACGAGTGGGACGCGTTCGAGAGGACCAATCGGCAGGGCGGCGACGGCCGCGGTGCGGCGAAGAACCCCGCGGAGTACGAGCGGAAGATCATCGCCCGCTGCGCGATCGAGCCGACCTTCACCGAGGAGCAGGTCAAGCAGCTCAAGGCCAAGCTCGCGCCGTCGCAGATGGACCACCTGTTCACCAAGGCCTACGAGGCCTGCAAGACCGGGGGGCTCGACGTCCCAAAATCGCTGCACTCCTCGCTCTCCCCGAGGCAGTAGCAGCAGTCCGGGAACTTCGGCTGTGCAGGTCGATGGCGGTGCCGCCGTCGATCCTGCGGGGCCGGATCCGGACCACCACCTACCTCTACGACGACCCGGAGAACCCGGAGCGGCGTACCGGGTCGGTGACGACCGCGGAGTGGACCGAGGACGACCGGGCCGCACTGCTGGGCCTGGAGATGTACGAGGCCACCCTGTGCCCGGGCTGCGGGGAGCCGCGGGAGACCGCGTGGCACGCCGACGCTGAGGGCGAGTACGAGGCCCACCCGTTCGTGTGCCACGCCTGCACGGCGAAGCAGTCCCGGGAGGCGGTGTACGTCGCGCTGACCGCCGCCCCGCCGGCGGAGAAGGTCGCGAAGTTCAAGCCGTTCGACCTGCTCACGACCACCACCGACCCGACACCACATGAGGGGGCGCCGTGAGCAACGTCGTCCGCTCTGCTGCTGTCCGGCTCACGATGGAGAACGCCTCCTACATCCGGGGCGCGAACCAGGCGGCGGCCGTCACGGAGCAGGCGACCGGGCGGATGCAGCGGTCGGTGCGTGGTGCGGCGGCGTCGACCGGCCGCGACTGGGACACGATGGGGAAGTACGGCGGCCGGTACGCCGTCGCGGTCGGTGCGGGTCTCGCGATCGCCGAGAAGCGGATCCTGTCGTTCGACAAGACGATGTCCGCCGCCCAGGCCGCGACCCGGGCGCAGGGCAAGGAGTTCGACGCGCTGCGGGCCGCGGCGATCAAGGCCGGCGCGGACACCGCGTTCACCTCCACCGAGGCCGCCCAGGCCATCACCGAGGAGGGCAAGGCCGGGATCTCCACGGCCAACATCCTCTCCGGCGGCCTGAAGGGTGCGCTCGACCTGGCCGCGGCCGGCACCATCGCGGTGGGCGACGCCGCGGAGTACACCGCGACCACCCTGACCCAGTTCCATCTCGGCGGCGACCAGGCCCGGCACGTCGCGGACCTCCTCGCCGCGTCGGCCGGGAAGGCCCAGGGCGAGGTCGGCGACATGTCGCTGGCCCTGTCCTACGTCGGTGTCCCCGCGCACGCGGCGAGGATCTCCCTCGAGGAGACCGTCGGCACGATCGCGCTGCTCGCGAAGAACGGGCTGGTCGGGGAGAAGGCCGGCACCAGCCTGCGCGGCATGCTCGCCTCGCTCGAGCGGCCGTCTCACCAGGCGCAGAAGGCGATGGATGCCCTGGGCCTGAGCTTCTACGACACCAAGGGCCAGTTCATCGGCTTCGACGGCGTGGCGCGTGTCCTGCACACACGGTTGGGCGGGTTGACGGACCAGCAGCGGCAGTACGCGCTGGGGACGATCTTCGGCAACGAGCAGATGCAGGCCGCGACGATCCTCTACGACGCTGGCGCGAAGGGCGTGCGCAAGTGGACCAAGGAGGTCAACGACCAGGGCTACGCGACCGACACCGCGAACCAGAAGCTCAACAACCTCGCCGGCGACTGGGAGCGGTTCACCGGCACCCTGGAGTCGGCGTTCATCAAGGCCGGCTCGCCCGCCCAGGCTGGGCTGCGGGACATGGTGCAGAACGCCGACGACCTGGTGCACGCCTTCCAAGGGCTGCCCGACGAGGTGCAGCAGGGCATCGTGAAGGTCGCGGTGCTGACCTCGGGGATCGGGGCGGCGTTCTTCGCGATCTCGAAGATCCGAAACGTAGCCCGCGACCTGCGTGGTGGCGGTGTCCGCGGTGGTGGTGCGACGGGTCTGGGCCGGGCTGCGAGCCTGGCCGCACCGGTGCCGGTGTTCGTCACCAACCTCGGTGCCGGCAGCCTCGCCGGGGCGGGCGGCAAGGGCGGGACCACCGTGCTCGGCGGCGGCACCGGCGGCGGGAAGGTCAAGGGCTTCGCCCTGCCCCGCGGCACCGGCCTGGCCCTGACCGCTGGCGGCCTTGCGCTGATGGCCCTCGGCGTCACCGACAAGACCCACACCGGCAGCACTGTCACCGGCGGCATCGTCGGCGGGCAACTCGGCGGCCCACTCGGTGCCGCCGTCGGCGGGACGCTCGGCGCCGGCCTGGATGTCCTCCATGCCGGGGACTCCACGAAGAGCGCGCTCGGGCGGGCCCTGGACGCCCTGGACTCCAACGACATCAAGGAGCAGCGGGCCGCGCTCGTCGGGCTCCGGACCGAGATCGACAAGCTCCAGAACGGCGGGAAGGGCCAGAACTTCAACCGGTTCGTCACCGCGGTCAGCGGCCGCGCCGGCGACCTCCTCGCGGTCGAGGACGCCCTGTCGGGTCTCGTCGAGACCGACAAGAAGGCGGACCTGAAGAACCTGCGGTTCCTGCTCGACCCGAACTACAAGGGCGGTCGGCCCGCGGGCCCTGACATCGTCGCCGACGTCGCGAAGGGCCTCGAGTCGCTGCTGACCCCGGACCGCAAGGGCGGGACGAAGAAGCCGAAGCCGAAGACCTCCGAGGACGTCCTCGCCGAGCTGTACGGGATCGACACCCGCAAGCTGAAGCCGATCGACCTGCTCTCCGACATCACGGGCATCGCTGGCGTGTTCGGCACCCCCGGCAAGAGCCGCGGCGGCGGTGGGGGGAAGAACCCGGTCGCGCAGCTCTCGGCGTCGCTCGGCCTGGACACCGACGGGTTCGACAAGAAGGCCCGCGGAGTCAAGCAGGCCGCGGCCGGGCTCGACCGGCTGACGATCGCGCCCACGGTGACCGCGAAGACCGGGCCGGCCATCGCCGCGCTCGGCAAGTTCGAGGCGTACCTCCGCGATGTCACCCGCCCGCGGACCGTGGACGTCCACGTCCGCACCGGCAAGGCCGGCGGCGTCGGCGACCTGCTGGGTCAGCCGATCACACCGGCCGACGGGGCCACCGTCCCGGGCGCGCGGGGTGTCTACGGCGACCGTGTTCCGGCGCTGCTTGCCCCGACCGAGGAGGTCATCTCCAACCGGTACGGGCAGGCCGACCGGTGGCGGCCGTTCCTCAAGGCGATCAACGCGAACCGCCTCGCCGACGGCGGCACAGTCGGGGGCCCGGCTGGCCTGTCGACCTACTCCCGCAGCCACCCGAACGAGACCCCCCGGCACGAGCTGAACCGGTTCAAGACGGCGCTGGAGAAGGCGACCAAGGCACTCGACGAAGAGACCCGGCAGCGTGACGAGCTGGTCTCCAAGCGTGACCAGATCGCAGCGACAGTCTCAGGGCGCTTCACCACGGACATCTTCGACCAGAAGCCGTCGAACCTGGCGTACATGTCGGAGGCCGACCGGCAGAGGGCGCTGACCCAGGGGCCGGTGGACCAGCTGCGGGCCGACACCGCCAACGCCCTGCAGTTCCAGAAGCTGCTCGACACCGTGGCTACGAACGGTCTGACCGATGGCGCGTTCCAGGCACTCGCCGAAACCGGAGACATCCAGAGGGCGCAGGCGTTCGCGAACCTCTCCCGGGCCGACCTGGCGCAGTACCAGTCCGCGTTCGAACAGCGGGCCAACGCGGTCTCCGCGGTCGGGTCGTTCGCCGGCAACACCGTATACGCCCCGCAGATCGACGAGTCCAACAAGCAGCTCGTCTCGATGAACAAGCAGATCGCTGACCTCAACAAGGAGATCAAGCACCTGCAGAACGTGATCGAGCACTCCTCGCACGACAACGCCAAGAAGGTCGGGGACGCGGTCGTGCAGGGCAAGACCGTGCAGGCCCAGAAGCTGCACCACCGCCGCCGATGAGAAGGAGGGGCTGACCCATGAGCTACGGGCTGCCGGCACACGGAGAAGACCCCTACGACGTCAAGCTCAACGCGAGCCTGACCTACGTCAAGGAGACCGCGGAGGCTGCCCAGACGACGGTCGTCTCGGCGATGTCCGCCAGCGCGGCCGCGGCCCGGCTGATGGCGAAGCTCTCCGCCGACCAGGCCGACGCGTCGCTGGTGTACGTCGGCGACTCCACGACCGCGATCTACGGCACCCCGTGGACCACCCGGATCGCGCAGAAGCTGGCCGCCCGGTTCCCCACGTACACGGTGAAGATCGCGCAGTGGAACACCAACAACACCCCGTACGTGGATCCGGGCGACTACGGGTCGTGGACGACGCTGCAGACCGGCACCGGCACGCACACCCTGTGGGTCTACAACGGCGGCGCCGGCGGCACCAACTGCCGCTACCCGCTGACCCGGCTCACCAACATGGTCATCACCCCGAACCCGGACCTGGTGATCATCGACCACGGCGCCAACGAGCTCGCGTTCACCTCGACCCACGTGCCCGACGACTTCCGTGCCCAGTACCTGTGCCTGACCGAGTCGATCCGCGCCGTCGTGCCGACCGCCCCGCTGCTGTGCGTGTCCCAGCACGTCGTCACGACCGCCGGCGCCCCGGACTCGTTCCTGGTCGCGGAGATGATCCGGCAGGTCTGTGAGGCCCGTGGCTACGGGTACCTGAACATGACCCAGGTCTTCGCCGACCTCGGGGCCGCGCGGACCGACTACATGCAGGACACCGCCCACTGCAACGACCTCGGGCAGACGCTGTGGGCCGACACGGTCTGGGACCGGGCGTTCGTCAACATCAGCACGGTCCCGCAGCCGCAGGCGCCGTCGGCGTTCGTCGCCCCAGTCGGCAAGGACGTCCTGGTCAACGGCCAGTTCTCAGCCTTCGACGGCGCCAACGCCCCGACCGGGTGGCTGGCGGCGAACGTGACCCTGTCGAAGGACCTGGTCAACTTCGAGGGCACCAACGGCAACAACTACAGCCTGAAGATGACCTCGACCGGGGCCGGCGTGGCGGCGCTGATGCAGAGCGTGAACGCCCCGACCCTGGCCCGGCTCAAGGGCAAGTACGTCACCCTCGCGGCCCGCTGCCGCGCGGGCAGCCCGGCGGCTGACAACACCTCCAGCCGCGCGACGCTGCAGCTCTACGACGGGGTCTCCGCGGTCGCCGGGGTCTACGACCAGTGGTCCGACGGCGACTTCGTCGTCCACGCGGTCACGATGAAGGTCGGCGCCACAGCGGCCCAGCTGACGGCGTACCTGATGTGCGACAACCTCGGCACCAACGTCGGGACGGTCAACTCCTGGGAGTGGGCCACGCTCGTCGAGGGCATCCTCCCGTCCTGCCCGGAGATCGTGGCCGGGCAGTTCGTGCGGGTCAACTACGCGCAGACCCTGTCGGACACGGCGAAGCAGCAGGCCGCGGTCAACGCCGGCCTGCGCCGCACCCCGGAGGGTGTGATCGAGTCCGGGAGGTACTGGATCCTCGCCGGCGGCACCTCGGTGACCACCCTGGCGCTGACCGCCGGCCGGGAGTTCGCCATCCCGTTCGAGGTGACCTCGGAGACCACGATCCCCGAGCTCGACGTCGAGGTCACCACCGCGGCCGCGGCCTCCACGATCCGGCTCGGCATCCGCGCCCACAACCCGGCGACCGGGGAGCCGCTGAGCGGTGCGCCGCTGGTCGACGCCGGCACGATCGACTCCACCACGACCGGGGTGAAGCCGAAGACCCTGGCGTCGAACCTGAACCTCAAGCCGGGCTGGTACTGGTACACCGTCACCGCCCAGGGCGGCGCCCCCACGGTGCGAGCCAGCGCCCCGTCCGCGGTGATCTTCCCGGGCCCGATCAAGGCCGCGTCGGCGGCCGCGATCAGCCAGTTCAACGTCTGCGGGTACTACCAGGACGGTGTGACCGGGGCGCTTCCCTCCACGTGGGCGAGCACCCCGAACGTGTTCGGCGTGCCGCGCATGCTGGCGAAGGCCGTCTAGCAGCATGCCCGGGTACGGCATCGGCGGCTACGGGATCGGGCCCTACGGCGGGACGACCGTGACCCCGTTCGCGGCGACCCCGGAGCCGGACAACGTGCCGCCCAGGATCCGGCTGGACCTGCGCACTGACGACACCATGACCGCGTTCACGGCGCTGAAGATCACCCGCGACGGTGTCCCGATCCGAACCCAGCCGCCGGTGGGGTCCTCGGTGTCGGTGACCTACGACTACGAGGCGCCATTCGGGTCGCTGGCCCAGTACGCCGTGGAGGGCCTGGTCCTGCCGCCCACGAACACCGACTGGTCCGAGAGCTGGGTCAACCTGGCCGCGTGGACCGGGTCCGGGTGGATCGCTTCGGGCGGCAAGGCGCAGGCGTCGGTGGCCGGCGTGACCCTGGCGCGTTCTGCCAGCGGCGCGATCGGCAGGCTCGACGTCACCGACCCGGTGTACGCCGGCATCGAGCTGCGCGACGCCGCCAACGCCGTCGTGGTCTCGATCCTGGTGGGCCTGAGCACCGTCACCCTGACCACGGCAGCCGGTGCGGTCACCACGGCTGGTGGCGGGTCGCTCTCGCTGGTACTCGCTGGCGGCGTGGCCACCGTCTCCGGGTCTGGTTGGTCGCTCTCGGCCGCCTTCACCGGCACCCCGGTGAAGGTGCAGTTGGTCTCCCAAGGGCTCACCGGCAGCCAGCTCGGCACGTGGGCGACAGGCGGATTGCCGTACAGCGTCGCCCTCGACTCCGCGGGCAACGTCTACGTCGCCGACTGGGACTACAAGCTGATCCGGAAGTTCAACGCGGCAGGGGCCCAGATCGCATCCTGGTCGACCACGGGCATTCCGTACGGCGTCGCAGTTGACGGCGCCGGAAACGTCTACGTCATCGACACCCAGTACTCCCTGCTGCGCAAGTACAACGCCGCTGGCACCCAGGTCGCATCCTGGTCGACCACGGATGTACCTCTGTCGATGGCTCTCGACGCCGCAGGAAACGTCTACGTCGGCACCGAGACCAACCTCGCGGTCAGCACGCTGCGCAAGTACAACGCCGCTGGCACCCAGGTCGCATCCTGGTCGACAGTGGGCGCGCCGTACAGCGTCGCCCTCGACTCCGCGGGCAACGTCTACGTCGCGGACGGCCCCAACAAGCTGATCCGGAAGTACGACCCCGCCGGCACCCAGATCGCATCATGGTCGACCACTGGCACTGCGCGAGGCGTCGCCGTCGACGCGCTCGGAAGCGTCTACGTCGTCGACTACGACAACAAGGTGGTCCGCAAGTACAACACCATCGGCACCCAGAACGCGACCTGGTCGACCACCGGCGCCGCCTGGGGCATCGCACTTGACGCCTCCGCCCACATCTACGTCGCGGACGGCCCCAACAAGCTGATCCGGAAGTACGCCCAGGTCTTCACCGGCATCGGGCAGATCATCGAGACCCCGCCGGCCACCGAGGAGGTGTTCTCCGACACCGACACTGCCACCCTCACCCCGGCCGACGCATGGCTGATCCACCCCGCCACCCCCGGCCTGTCCCTCGACCTCTCCGGCTACCGCCGCCCCGACGCCCTCACCGTCCAGTGGTCCTCGGCCGAGGAGATCGGCTACGCCCAGCAGGCCGAGATCTTCTCCCCCGTCGGACGCCCGCGTCAGGTCGTGATCACCAACGGCACCCGCCGAGACGGAGCCTGGACCATGCGCCTGTTCGCGCCCACCCTCGCCCTGCGCGACGACGTCCTCGCCGCCCTGAACGACCAGACCCCGCTGCTGCTCCGCGTCCCGCCCGCATTCGGCTGGGACCTGCCCGACGGGTACTACGCCGTCGGCGACGTCACCGACACCCGCGACGTCGGCGACTTCAACCTCACCGACCACAGCCCCACCCCGAAGGTGTACCGCACCCTGACGCTGCCCCTGACCCCGGTCGACGCACCGATCGTCGCCCAGACCGCGCAGTGGACCTGGGGCGACGTGCTCACCGGCTACGCCACCTGGGCCGACGTGCTGGCCCAGAACGGCACCTGGTTCGACGTGCTGGCGGGCCCCTCATGAGGCCCATCACCGACCGGTTCCGCGACGCGATCGCCAACACCCACCAGGCCCGGGTCCGCGAGATCACCGTCACCCAGCCCGGCTCGAGCACCCCGGTCCCGTTGGACATCGACGCCGGGTCGGTCACCCTCTCCGACGTCGGCGCCCGGTACACCGCGACTCTCAGCCTGTCCCCGATGCCCGGCACCGACGTGCACGCCCTGGTCTCCACCCCCGGGGCACTGTTCACCATCCGCGCCGGCATCAGCTACGGCGCCGGCCAGTCCGAGCTCATCGACCTCGGCGTCTACGAGGCCACCCAGGGCAACAACCCCCTCACCGTCGGCGAGGTCCCGCTGACCCTGGTCGACCAGACCACCCGGCTGGCCCGGTGCCGGTTCACCGCTCCCTGGGTGGTCTCCGGCGGTACCCGGGCTGACGCGATCGAGGCGATGGTCACCGACGCCATCGCGACCGCCACGGTGATCAAGCTCGCCGACGGCGGCACCATGCCCGCGGCGATGTTCGACCGGGATCGGCTCCAGGCGATCGCCGACCTGGCCAAGGACGGCAACCTCGACGTCGGCTTCGACGCGCTGGGCCGGTACGTGATCCGCGCCCAGCCGGCGCTCACCCCGACGGCCCCGGTGTGGACGGCCCGCACCGGGAACGCCGCCAACATCATCGACGCCTCCCACGACCACCCCTTCGACCGGCTCTACAACACCGTGGTCGTGATCCCCGTCGACGACACCCAGCTCTGGTCCGTGCAGACCGTCTCCGTCTCCGACCCGGCGCACCCCCGGCACCCGGACAAGGTCGGCGTCGTGCCCTACTTCCACACCTCGCCGATGATCACCACCGCCGCGCAGGCCGTCGCCGCCGGCGAGGGCATCCTGCAGCGGCTGCTGACCACCACCGACCACATCAAGGCCACCGTGCTGGGCAACCCGGCACTGGAGTACGGCGACACCCTCGCCGTGGTGCACGAGGCCACCGGCTCCGACCCGGGCCTGTCCGGCACCTACCTGCTCGAGGACTTCACCTTCGACCTGGTCAGCGGCGCCCAGGAGATCACCGCCCGCTCCACCGACCTCGCCGAGCTGGCCGAGTCGTGACCACCCGCGACCCGCTGGTCGAGGCGATCCTGCGCCGCATCGACGAGGCTCCCGGCCTGCGGCTGGTCCGCGTCAAGTGCACCTCGACCGCGCCGTTCCAGGTCGAGATCAACGGCCAGGGCCCCGTCGGCGCGCTCACGGTCGCCGGGTCCACCTTCGCCCTGTCCGACCTCGGCTACGCCCTCTGGGCGCCGCCGCTGCCCCCGATGTGCTTCAAGGTCACCTGAGGAGACGCCGATGCCCACCACCCCGAACGGCCTGGTCTACCCGGCGCTCTCCGACGCACCGAACGGTCCCGGCGCCGTCCAGGCGCTGGCTGAGTCGATCGAGGCCAAGTACCCCCTCGGGCCGTGGACGGCCTACACGCCGGCGCTGACCGCCTCGGGAACCAACCCAACCCTCGGCACGGCCGCGGTCCAGCTGGGCCGCTACCGGGAAAGCAGCGGGCTGGTCCTGTGCCAGGGCAAGATCGTCTTCGGATCCGCCGGCGTCGCAGCCGGCGCCGGGAACTACCGGGTCGGGCTCCCGGTGCCGGCCAACATCGCCGCGTGGGCCGACCGCCGCATCGGACACGCCACGATCTACCAGGTCTCCTCGGGCAACCAGGCCGAGCCGTTCGCCACCCTCGACGCAGCTGGCGGAGGATTCTTCACCCTCGCCTACCTCACCGCGCTGCCCGCCAGCAACGCGATCCCCGTCGGAGCCGCCGCCCCCTGGGCATGGGCGGTCGGCGACACCCTGTGGTGGAACGTCGCCTACGAGCCCGCCTGACAACCTTCGCCGCCGCATCACCCGACGACCGCAGCGAAACGACTAGGCCACCCGGGAGGCACCTGGTGATCGAAGGCATCCCACTCGGGACCCTCGGGATCGGCTCCGGCTGGGCGCTGGTCGCCCTCTTCGTGGTCTACATGATCCGCGGCCGCCTCCACCCCCAAGCCACCATCGACCGGATGGTCGCCGAGCACGCCCGCGTGCTCGAGGACATCGCCCACGACCGCGACGAATGGCGCGCCGCACACCGCATCAGCGAAACCGCCCGCCAGGTCGCCGCCGACCAGGTCGCCGAACTCCTCGAGCACGCGCGCACCACCGACGCGTTCATCCGAGCTCTCCCCAACCCCGGACGGGAGGCCACCCGATGAACCTGTGGCCCTTCAACCGACGCCCCACCGCACCCGAGCCCGCCCTGCATCCAGACGGCCACGAGGACGGCGCCACAGCCCGCCAGCAGGCGTCCGAGGACCTCGCCTCGGTCCGGTCGAACTGGCCCGAGGTGCACCGGGTCGCACGGTCGCTGCGCGAGCTGCGGGAGCACAACCACTTCGCCGAGCAGATCGAGCACATCTTCCAGGGAGGCCGGCCGTGAACATCGACGACGTCGCCCTGGTGCTGCTGCTCCTCACGGCACCGCCGTCGACGCTGTACCCGATCGTGTTCGGGCTGACCACCAGGTGGCGCGGCACGCTGATGGGCCCGGCGCTGCTGACGAAGTCGATCGGCCTGGCGTTGCTGGTCGACCTGTCGCTGGCCTACCGGGTCCTCGGCGCCGGCTACCAGGGCCGGGACGTCGCCCGGGTGACCGTGTTCGCGCTGATCACGGTCGGGGTCTGGATGCAGACCTACGCGCTGCTGCGGCAGAAGCACCGCGAGCACGCCGCGGCCGTCCGCCGCCGGCGCACCCACCGCTGACCCCGTCTCGGGTCCACCAACCTCGGAGGCTCCCGTGTACCTCGCCCTGCTCGCTGCCCTGCTCTGGGCCACCGCCTCGCGCGTGCAGCTGCTCGACGCGCCCCGACGGCCGGACGACTGGCCGATCCGCCGGCACCCGGCGATCGCGCACCTGATGCCCTACCTGCGCGGCGACTCCCTGGCCGCGATCTGGTTCGCCGCCCGGGTGCTGCGCCGCAAGTTCATCGACCAGAACGCCCAGGCCGATCGCGCCGGGCTCGTGTGGATCATGCACTGGGCGAACCTCTGGAAGGGCGGCTGGCGCTGGGAGTGGACCGGCGAGCACGACGCCAAGGGCCGTGAGATCCGCCGCCTGATCCCGAAGCACCGCCGTAGCGAGCAGATCAACGACCTGTCCTCGGAGCAGGTCGCGCGCCGGCGCACGGCGCGCCGCGGCGGCCGGCGGCCGCACACCGCCGAGGCGTCGATGGAACGGTGCGCGAAGTACAGGCTGACGCTCTGCCTCGAGGGGAAGGGCACCTGCGTCGGCGCCCGGGCGCTGACCTACGTCGCCGACGCCGCGAAGCGCACCGGCTGCGCCGTGGTGTTCATGACGCTGCAGTCGATCGCCGGCTGGCGGGTCCGGCTGCGCGACGCCCTCGCGGTCGACCTGCCCTGCGCGCTTCTCCCCCGCGGCCCGAAGCCCGACGACTGGGAGATCTGGGCCGCTCGCGGCGTGCAGGTCTGGGGGCGGTGGCGATGAGCCGGATCCGAGAGCACACCTGCGCCAGCCCGGGGCCCTATGCCGCGCACTGCACCGAGGACGTCGGCCACCAGTGGTCCTGCCACGACGCGGGCGCGGACGTGTCGTTCAACGACCGCCAGGACTTCGAGCACCACTGCTCGGACCCGGCATGCCCGACCCAGCACTTCGTCAACGAGGGGGACTGATGACCCTGCCCGACTACGCCGTCACCTTCCGCGGCCTCCCCGCCTGCCCCTGCCTCGCCACCTGGCTCCCCGCCTACGAAGCCGAGCTCCAGCGCCGCGGCATCCTCACCGGCCAGCTGCACATCTACCAGCTCATCGGCGGCGCGGCAGCCTCAGCGGGCACCCACAGCACGGGCGGCGCGTTCGACCTGCTCGACCTCCCCGGAGACGAGGACCTGGTCGTCGCCCGCCAGATGGGCGCCGACGCCACCTGGTCCCGCCCCTTCAACTGGGACGGGCGCGGCGGCATGTCTCACATCCACGGCGTCCTGACCGGCTGCCCGCACAACGGCCCCGCGCACTACCAGATCGACGCCGTCAGCGCCGGCTACAACGGCCTCGGTCACCTCGGCCACGGCGCACCCGACACCGGCCCCCGCCCCCTCTCCGGCCGCACCTGGCAGCAGGGCCTCGCATGGGCTCGAGCACAGCGAACGAAGGAGACCACCGACATGGCACTGCTCGCCGATCTTGACGCCGCCCGGAAGAAGCACGACGCGACCCGCCTCAAGGCGATCCGCGTGCTGCTCCGCGCCGTCCGCGACACCCCCGGCGCCGGCCCCGTGCGCCGGAGCCGAATCACGACCGCGCTCGCCGCGCTGAAGGGAATGCTGGGATGACCAAGAAGTGGAGCAAGACCTACTGGGCCGACCTCGCTGAGCGTGTCGGTGCGACCGCGATCGGCGCGCTGCTCGCCGTGATCACCGGCAGCTCGACCGGCGCGATCCCGAACGACCCCGCCGTGTGGTGGACCGTCGTCGGCGTCCCGACCCTCGTGTCGCTGCTGAAGGGGCTCCTGGCGAACCTGGCGGCCCCGGAGACCGGCGCGTCGATGCTGCCCCCGGAGGACTGACGTGGCCCGCCGCGTCGGCCCCTGGTCCGACCCCGCGCACCGCGCGATCACCGCCGAGCTCGTCCGCCTGTGCCTGCCCCACACCGGTGACCGACCCGAGCTGGCCTGCCCGTTGCGCGACGGGCAGCTGGTCCGGTGATCACCCGCCAACAGGCCCTCCACGGCCACTCCCCAGCCCTGTGGGGACTCCTCGCCGCCGCGGCCGCCGAGGTCCTCCTCGTGGTCGCCTGGAACGCCTGGGACCACCGCGAGCAGCTCCTCGACCGCGCCGCCCACCTGGTCCGCCTCTAGACCCGCCTCGCAACGGGAACGCCCCCGCCCACCCCCTCCCGGGTGGGCGGGGGCCCTTCACCCATGCCCAGGTGAAGCCGCACGCTTCCTGTCGGACCCCGATGCCACCCTGAACCCATGGCCACCCTGACCGACGAACACCGCGACATCCTCGACTTCGAACGCGCCTGGTGGCGCTACGCCGGCGCGAAGGAAGCCGCCGTCCGCGACCGCTTCAGCCTCACCCTGACCCGCTACTACCAGGTCCTCAACTGGGTCATCGACCAGCCCGAGGCGCTCGAGCACGACCCGCTCGGCGTACGACGGCTGCGCCGCCTCCGGGCCCACCGCGCAACCCAGAGGTCGGCCAGGCTCCTCGGGTTCGACACCGCCACCTGAGGCCCTACTCGAGGTTGTCCATCGGCGACAACCGCCGATGCGCCTCCCGCGCCCGCTCCGCCCGCGTCACCTTCGCGTACCGCCCCAACATGTCCCGCGACGTCCACCCGTTCAGCTCCATCAGATCCCCCTCCGACCCCCCAGCCCGCAGCCACCGATCCGAGAACGTGTGCCGGAACATGTGCGGATGCAACCCCGGGATCCCCGCCTCCCGACCACGACGCTTCAACATCTGCAACACGCTGTTCCGGTTCAACGCCCGCCCGTCACGCGCCGAGACGAACACCGCCTTCGACGCCTCCGCGTACGGCGACCGCGCCCGTGCACGCAACCACCGGTCCAACGCCCGCGCCGTGGTCACCCCGAACGGCTTCACGATCTCCCGCCGCCCCTTCTCCACCACCACCACAGTCCGGGCCCGCAGGTCCAGGTCCGGCAGCTGCGCCCCGGCCAACGCCGAGGCCCGCATCCCGGTGTCGATGAACATCATGATGATCGCCGCGTCCCGGCGCTCCAGCAGCGACTGCCCCCGACACGTGGCCAGCAGGTCCCGGATCTGCTCGTTGGTCAACACCTCCACATCCGGCTCGATCACCGCCGGCTGCTTGACCGCCTCCATCGGGTTCACCGCCACCTCCCCCTCCGCCGCGGCCCACGCGAAGAACTGCCGCAACGCCGCCCACCGGGTCCGCCCCGTCGACGCCGACCTGGTGGCCACCAGGTGCCCGATCCACTCCCGGCACACCGTGGCCGTGACCTCGTCTGGCTCCAGACCCGGGTGCTGCTCGTCGAGCCACCGGCAGAACAGGCTGAGCGCCTCGAGGTAGTTCCCCACCGTGCGGGGTGCCTTGTTCTCCGCCTCCAGGGCGAGCTCGAAGGAGTCGATCAGCGGTTGCAGCGAGTGGCGTTTCATGAGGTGCCCCGGTCGTGGTTAGGTGGTCTGGGAACGCTGTGCGTTCGCCAGTGTGTTCGACCCCACCGACATTCCCGCAGGTCAGCGGCACCTTCGAGCCGGTGACAGGAGTCGAACCCGCGACATCCTCATTACAAGGTGTGCGGGCGTGAGGCGCTGTGCGGTGAGCGTGGTTCAGGCGGGCGGCTCCTACCAGTGTGCGACCCGGTTAGGTGGTCACGATCGGCGGGCCTAGTTGCCAGTCATCTGCATGTCGACCAACCGCCAGTTCTCACCAGCGGTGTGCCGGACCTTGCACACGTAGTTGTTCCTCACCAGCCCGCCGAAGGTGTTCTGCGAGTCGACGGCGCCAGACACGGTCCACAGCTGCCCGGAGCCCGTCGTCGAGGTCTCGGAGAAGTCCGCACTACCCGGCGACTTGAGCCGCTTCTTCACGAACTGCTTGCAGACGTCCTGGGCGCCGTACTTGTCGCCGGTGTCAGGCCCATCCGAGCCTCCGTTCCCGCCACTCAGGGCGCCGATCACGACAATCACGAGCACGACCACTGCCGCCCCGATCCATCCACCGCGGCTCCGAGGGGAATCCTCAGGGTGGTCCGCCGGCGGCTGCGCGGCGGCGACCACGGGCGGGGCCGGGACCTTCTCCTGACGGTGCTCGGTCCACTTCGCCCCGTCCCAGTAGCGGCGGGTGTTCACCAGCTTCGGGTCGTCGTACCACCCCGCCGGCGCCTTCGGCCTGGCCGGCTCCGCGGGCTTCGCCGCGAGCGGCGTGCCCTGGATCCGCCGGCCCGTGGGGCTGATCGACCCCTGACACATCGGGCACCGGCCCGACCCGGCCGGGATCTCCTCCGCACACCACTCGCACGTGATCGTCTCGCTCACAGATGCTGCCCCCCGTCCTGGTCGAACCGACGAGCCAGGTAGCCCCGCTCGGTCGGGTGCGTCATGTACCTCATCCTCGTCCGCAGCACGTCCACGTCGACACCCAGCTCGGCCGCCGCGCCCTCGTCGTCACCCTGCGCCCACGCGTACGCGTCCCCGATCGCCTTCACCGACGGCAGCATCAGCCGCGCGGTCTCCTTCTGGACCCGCAGCTCCTCCCGGTCAGCCAGACCCCCGGGCACCGGCCCCCGCTCCACGTGCAGCACCTCGTGCAGCACCGTGCACCTGCGTTCCTCCCACGTCAGACCGCGGCGGATCGAGATGGTGCCGGCCTCGAAGTCGGTCTCCCCCATCGGCCCGTCGTCGTGCCACAGCAGCGTCACGTCGGTCAGGGCCCGGAGCCGGCGCCAGGGATGGATCATGCCCGCGACGCTAGAAGCGGCCACCGACACGACCACGTCCTCAGGCCTTCGGGTCCCGGCGCGCGGCCCGCCTGGTCGGCTGCTGCATGCGCTCCCTGGGCGTCAGCTCCGTGACGCTGGTGGCGGCGGTGTCTCCACCGTGCTCACCTCCTGCCGTGTCGGCCGCGATCGCGCGGATCAGTTCCGTCAGCGCCTTCTGCTGACGCTCCGTGAGTAGATCCACCTCCGCCGGAACCTCGTACGGCCGCACCTGCTGGCCCCGCCCGATCCACTCGAGCACGTCCTCAGGAGCAACTCGCAGCGCCTCAGCGACTTTGCGAACCGTGTCCAGGCTGGTCCTTCGCTTGCCGCCGGCCATCAGCGTGATGGTCGACGTGCTCACTCCAGCCAGCTCGGCCAGGCGGTTCCAGGAGGGCCGGCCGTTCCTCGGGTCGGTGGCCTTGACTCGCATCATCGCCGCCGCCCACGGACCGTCCGGTTCCTTACTCACGTCTAGCCACTCTCCGATCGAAACGCGCGCGCGTGCAAACGACAGACTAGACGCACCGTCTAGCGCTTCCACCGTTGTAGTTCGTTTCACCTGCGTAAACACCCGCACCGGTTTCGCAGTTTCGCTAGACACCTGCGTCTAATGCGTCTAGTCTCTTGTGTGAGAGATGAGAGTCGTCTAGTGTCCGAGGAGGAAACGTTGATCCGAACAGAGTGGAGATTCGACGTGAGGCTGATCAGCAAGGACGCGCTCGCCCAGTACATGACGTACCGCGGCCTCAGCGTCCGGAAGCTGGCCGAGAAGGTGGGGTGCTCGCGCGCCACGATCGGCCACCTGCGATCCGGCCAGGCCACCTACATCCGCGCCGAGTGGGCCCGGGCCATCGAGAGGCACCTCGACGCCCCCGCCGGCTCTCTCTTCGTGCCTGAACTGTCCAGTGTCACCCGTGAGGCTGGACCACGCCCGGCAGGTGTCGCGTGACCGCCGAGCACCCCTACCCGGTGGCCGGCGACCGACCGGTCGACCAGGCGAAGCGTCGTGCCGCGGCGAAGGTCGCGGCGCACACCCGGTGGGCCCACGAGGACGACCGGCGTGCCGCGACCCAGGCCGCCCGCGACGGGCTGCAGCGGCGGTTCGAGGACGAGGTCGACCCACACCGCCAGCTCGACCCCGTGGAGCGGGCCCGGCGCGTGGAGTCGGCGAAGCGGGCGCACTTCACCCGGCTGGCGCGGATGTCCGCGGAGTCGCGGGCGGCGAGGAAGAAGTCCGCCTGAGGGCGGTCACCCCCTGAACAGACCCGGGAGCCCGGCCCACCACCAAGCGAGACCGGACTCCCACGAATCGAGAGGAATCATCTCATGACCACCACCACCGAGACGTTCAACAAGCAGTACCCGATCGCGCTGCAGGCCCTGGCCGAGCACATCCAGACCCACCACCTCCCCCCGCTCACAGCGATCGACATCGTCGAGGACCACCACCACGGGGCCGCCCCCGCCACGAAGATGATCCGGCTACGGCTGCCGGCGACCACCGCCCAGCAGGACGCCTGGCTCAACAGCGTCTGCATCGACGACGAGGTCTCCTTCGAGGTCGACCAGGGTCACCGTCACCTCTGGTCGGCGCGGCTCCCGGACACCGGTGCCCGGTTCGAGCTGGCCGCGTTGCGGTGCCACCCGGTGTGGAAGTTCGTGTCGGCATGAGCGCCTTCCTGGTGGCGTGGGCGCTGTGCATGGTCGCGGCGTGCTTCGTGGTCACGTTCGTGAGCGTGGCCAGTGAGGTTCGTAACCACCGCCGCACCGTCGCCGGCCGCACCCCGGCCCCGGCCCCGGTGTCGGTGGTCGTGCCGGCCCCGGTGTCGGCGGCTGTGGTCGTCGAGGTGCTGGACTCGCAGACGTTCGAGGAGTTCCTCGCCGAGCTGATCATCACCCCGCACGTCGAGCAGGCGCTGTCATGATCCGCGCCAGTACGACGCTCCTCGACGCCCTCGGCTCCGCGGTCGACGCCGCCCACCAGGACCACCGGCCCGCCGCGGCGACGGACGTGTGCCCGTCGTGCGACGGTGACGGCCGGATCCGCCACTCCCTGCCGCGTGGCCCGGTGCCGTTCGCGTGGACCGACTGCCCGGCCTGTGGCGGGTCCGGTGAAGTGCCGGCCGATGCGGTCGTGCACTGCGCCCAGCCCGGCTGCGGTGCCCCGTGCTGGGTCGACCGGGCCTGCACCCACGGTGCGGACTCCCCGCTGTGCAGCGACCACGCCCCGGCGTGTGTCGAGTGCACCGGCGTCAGGGGCGACCGATGACCGCGCCCCTGCACTCCCGCGAGGTCCCCGGGAAGGGCCGCTACTACGGCCCCTGCTCCGAGGACTGCCCGCTCGGGTCCGACGCGGGCCAGCTGTACGTGTCGGTCACCAACGCCCAGTCGGTGATCAACAAGCCCGCCCTGCCTCCGGCCGCGGCCCGCGACACCGCCGCGGCCGCCTGGGATCGGCTCCCGCAGATGGTGGCCACCTCGAGGCAGCCGGAGTGCGGCACGCCGGCGGACGGGAACCCGCGGACGTGCGACAAGCGGTCCCCGGTCTCCACCCGCTGCGGCCGCTGCCGGTTCTGCGTGACCATGGCGATCAAGGCCCAGTACAAGGAGCAGTGGGAGACCAAGGCCGCGCTGGGCACCGACGTCCACTCCTACGCGCACGCCCACGTGCTCGGGCAGCCGATGCCGCCGAACGAGGACGTGCAGCCGTTCCTCGCCCAGTACCTCGCGTTCCTGCAGGCGTGGGGTGTCGACCTCGACCGGCACGTCGAGGCCGCCGAGACCACGGTGTTCGACCGGAAGAACCGGTACGCCGGCACCGGTGATGTGTGGGTGCAGCTGCCCACTGGGTCCGCCGGCCGCAGGCAGATGTGGCTGGTCGACATCAAGACGTCGCTGACGAAGCCGGCGAACACGGTCTACGCCGACCAGGAGTTGCAGCTGGCCGGGTTGCGGTTCGCGCCGCATGCGGTGCTCGTCGACGACACCGAGGTCGAGGTTCCGAGGTTCGCGGGCGCGGCGTTGCTGAACCTGCGGGCGAAGACGCACGCGCTGATCCCGCTACCGGCTGACCGGGCGGCCCACAGGGCGTTCCTCAACGCGGTCGGACTGCAGGAGCACTTCCACGCGCAGAACACGAAGGCGTGGGTGCCGTTGGACGCGCCGGTGCTGCCGGAGCCGAAGGGCCGGGTGGCGTGATGACCAGGTCAACACGCGTTGCCGTCACCAGCCCCGGCATCGGCCCGGAGGAGATGTGGCGAGTCATGGCCACGCTGATCCAGGCGCCGGAGCAGTACCGCTTCAACATCACGGCGACCGGAATCCACGCTGAGCTCTGCCAAGGGCTCTGCGCGTTGCTCGACCTCACGTACGCCCCGGACGGCGCGCTCATACCGGCCGAGGAGTGTGACGAGTGGTGTGAGCTCCCGTGCGACCACGGCTGGCTGCACGACCCCGCGCACTACCTGATGGCCGACTTCGACACGACGTACAGCTTCACGGCGCCTTGCGGATGTCACTCCGGGGGCCTCCACCTCGACCTGGTCTATCGGCTCGGACGGTGGCTCGACGAGCGCGGCGCCAACTGGGAGTGGTTCGACGAGTCCGGCGAGTGCTGGAACCACGGCCCCGACTGGGGAACGCTCGGCGACCCTCGTGGCGCCTGCGCAGAGCACCGTCGCCTTCCTGCGCCACCCGCTCGACGGGCGGTCGTGTGATGGACGGCTCGATCTTCCACGCCGCCACCCGCGTGCACCTGTGCCCCCGCTGCCGGCGCATCACCTGGCAGCCCGACGAGTGCCTCCTCTGCCAGAAGGGAGCGCGGACCCATGCCTGAGATCCCCACCACCTGCTACTGGCTCGAGGACCGCTGCGAGCAGCCAGCCATCGGCAACACCACCCACCCCGTCCACGGCGTCATCCCCATCTGCGCCCGCTGCCAAGCAGCGTCCGGCGCACCCCTGATCAAGCCCAGAAAGGTCTCCTGACCATGCCCATCTCCCCCATCACCCTGCAGCGGCGGCACGCCGAGCTCGGCCGGATCCGCCTGGGCAACCAGGTCGCGACCCAGTCCGGCCGCACCCGCCCGAACAAGCTCGAGCACTTCCGCTTCACCAGCCCCTCGGAGCAGTACATCCGTGACCTCGCGAACCTCTACGGCGGCGAGGCCCGCCAGTGGGACAACAACGGCAAGCCCGAGTGGGAGGTCTTCACCACCGCCCAGTCGATCCCCGTGATCGTCGTCAAGGGCGGACTGTCGCAGTGGATGGAGACCTGGTCCGGCGGCGGCTGCACCCACCGGTGCGACGGGCAGGTCGGCGTCGACGGCGAGCCGTGCGACCCCGAGGACCCGAACCACCTCAACGCGAAGCCCACGACCCGGCTCTCGGTGATGCTGCCCGAGCTTGAGGCCGTCGGCGTCTTCCGGATGGAGTCCCACGGCTGGAACGCGGCCGCGGAGATCCCGGCGGTCGCCGAGCTCGCCCAGTTCGTCGGCGAGCTGGTGCCGGCACACCTGCACCTGGTGGAGCGCCGTGTGGTGAAGGACGGGCAGACGTCTCGGTTCGTGGTGCCGGTCCTCGATCTGCACATCGGGGCGCAGCGGTTGCGGGAGATCGTCGCGGAGAAGTCCGGTCAGGCGCTGCCGCCGGCCGAGGGTGCTGGGGCGCTCGAGCAGGGCCAGCGGGCCGCGATCGAGGCTCCTCGCCCGGACTACCTCGCGCAGGCGCAGGAGGCGTCGACGATCGACACGGTCCGGGCGATCTGGAAGAAGGCCAACGACGCCGGGCACATGACCGACCAGCTGAACGCCGAGCTCAAGCAGGTCGGAGACGCACTCCTGGCCGCGGCCAAGGCGGCGCAGCAGCCGGACGCCGATGGCGCCTTCGAGGCCGAGGTGGTCGACGACGGCGACGCGGACGCGATCTGGCAGCAGGTCCTCCTCGCCGGCGGACGGCGCGAGATGAGCACCGAGGACCTGACCGAGGACTTCGCGGCGTTCTCCGGCGGAGTCACCGCCTCCACGGCGTCCGCGGCCGAGCTCTCGGCGTACCTCGTCCACCTCGCTGACCAGGCGGTGCCGGCATGAGCAGCGGGAGCGACTGGGGGCCGTCCAACCCGAACTGGCGGGGAGGGAAGACCTTCCACCCGCTCTACGAGATCTACATGGACATGGTGGCGCGCTGCCAGCGAGTGACCCACCCACGGTTCCCCAACTACGGCGGCCGCGGGATCACGGTCTGCGACAGGTGGCGCGAGGACTTCTGGACCTTCGTCGCCGACATGGGCCCACGGCCCGAGGGGAAGTCCCCCGGCGGCCGAGCGCTCTTCACGCTCGACCGGCGCGACAACGACGGCCCCTACTCGCCGGAGAACTGCCGCTGGGCGACCAACTCCCAGCAGGCCCGGAACCGCCGCCCCTCGGCGTACGCCGGCCTGACCCACGACCCAGCCAGCGGCAAGTTCATCGCGAAGGGAGCGGTCGCGTGAGCACCGTGAAGTGGCACGCCGGCCCCATGGTCGGACTCGACACAGAGACAAGTGGAGTCGACCCCCACAACGTCCGCATCGTCACCGCGGCCGTCGTCCACGTCACCCCGGGCGAACCCACCCGGTCCACCGAGTGGCTCATCCACCCCGGCTGCGACATCCCCACCGAGGCGTCCGACGTCCACGGCTGGACCACCGAGAAGCTCGAGAAGCGACTCGACGGCGCCCAGGCGCTGCGCATCGACGCGACCGGCGAGACCCCGCTCGACCGCGACGTCGCCCTCTTCGAGATCGCCGCACCGCTCGGCACCGCCATGGGCCGCGGCATCCCGGTCATCGCCGCCAACGCCGCATTCGACCTGACGCTCCTCGAGGCCGAGCTCGCACGCAACGGCCTCGACACGCTCGCCTCCCGGCCCGCCGGCGTCCGCGGCGTCATCGACCCGATGGTCATCGAGAAGCAGTACGACCCCTACCGGAAGGTCAAGGGCGGCTGCCGTGGCGGGAAGTACGCCTGCGGTGGCTGCGGGGTCGAGGACAAGAAGCTCTCCTCCCTGTGCACGCACTACCAGGTCAGGCTCGACGACGCCCACAACGCGACCGCTGACGCCCTCGCCGCGCTGCGACTGGCGTGGCGTCTCGCACAGGTCTGGCCCGACATCGCCCGGCTCCGGCTCGAGACGCTCCACGCGCACCAGATCGGGTGGCGCAAGGAGCAGTGCGACAGCCTCCGCGCGTACTTCGACCGGCAGGGCACCGCCCACGACGGGATCCCTGGGGACTGGCCGATCATCCCGACCCCGGTCGAGCCGTCGACCCCAGCCCAGGGGGCGCTGCTGTGAACGCCGAGGTGGCCACCGCGGTGGCGTACCGGCCGGCTGATGGGGTCCGGATGCGGACGAACCAGATCCTGCATGACCTGGATGCCGAGTTGCGTGCTGCGCGGGTGGAGTTCCCGGTCCGGGAGCGGCGCCCCGGGACCGGTGACCGCGCGGTCGTCGCGGCGAAGTCGTGGGCGCGGGTGGTCGAGCAGACGTTGGCCGTGGAGCGGGCTGTGGCTCGCCTGTCGAAGATCGGGGTGGCGTGATGGAGGGTCGGATCTGGTTGGGCAGCCTGGTGGTGCTGTTCCTGGTCGTGGTGGTGCCGGCGGTGTTCCGGTGACCGGATTCCACGAGTCCCTGGACGCGGCGCTCACGCGGGCCGAGCAGACTGACGCCGCCGAGGTGGAGGCGCTGGCCGCCCTGGTCGCGAAGGCGCACCCGTTCTGGTCGTCCGAAGTGCGCGGACTGCACGTCTGCATCGCCAAGGACATCCTCGCCTCCGACTGGCTCGCCGCTGACCGTGCCGCCCAGCGCAGGCTGGGCGCGGAGGCCGTGGTCGCGGAGTTCGTCGACTGGGTCGCTACGCAGCGCGCCTACAACGGTGCGATCGGTCATGGGCAGGCGCTCTACGACCACGAGTTGAACCGCGTGCTGCCGAAGTGGGCGCAGGAGTTCGACGCCGCCCGTGCAGCCGCCCAGCAGGTTGGGGGCGAGCAATGAGCGAGCACGAGATCGAGACTGATGCACTCGACAGAGGTGCGCTGACCATGGCCGACCTCGCGTGGATCGAGACCGAGGGAAGCGCGTCCGTCCGCACCAAGGCGGCAATCGAGGCATACCTGTGGGCCATCCGCGTTGCCGATGAGACCGGCTTCTATCCGTCCCTGAACGACTGGCGAACCCGCGTCACACCGCCCACCGAGGCCCGCTCATGACCGCCCGGAGCGAGCGAGGGGTCGAGAAGGACGCGACCCGAGTGGCATGCCCATATTGCCTCGAACCAGCCGGATCGCCGTGCGTGCGGGTCAACTCGCGGCGCGGCGAGATCTTCTCAACGGGCATGCCAGCCAAGCAGACGCACTTAGCACGCCATGAGGCCACCCGCGCCACCCCGCCCGGAGCGACCTCATGACCGCCCCACGGGACGACATCGAGGCGGTGGCAGCCGAGGTGTCAGCAGCGCACGTGTACGAGCCGGAGTTCCTCGGCGGTCTTGCCGAAATCTGGACGACCTGCACCTGTGGCGCAAAGATCGACGCCACTTTCGGCGAAGGCCGATCATCTGCCGAGGTGTTCAAGGCCAACTGGGCGGCCCACGTCGCCGCTGTCCTCGCTGACGCCCTCGCGCCGACGATCGCCGTCCGTGACCAGGCGGTGACCCGATGATGTACACCACCCGCCCGATCAGCGACCGCACCTGGCTCGGCACCATGGGCAAGGAGCCCACCCGGTTCTCAGCCAAATGGGGGTCCACCCTCGAGATCCTCGAGCGCGAGCTCGACGCCCTGAAGGCCCACGATGTCGTGATCGAGATCGACGTCACCGAGTCCGACCTGCGCCTCGACGGCACGCTACGCGCGAACGCCAAGCCGGAGTCCTCGGCAGTCGCGCTGGCGTTCGACTCCCGACACGGCCCGCTGATCTACCGATGCGACCGGTTCTACACCAGCTGGCACGACCAAGGTCCGGAGTGGCAACACAACGTCCGCGCGATCGCCCTCACCCTCGAGGCACTCCGCGCGGTCGACCGGTACGGCGCGACCGAGCTCGGCCAGCAATACACCGGGTTCAAGGCCCTACCCGCCGGCCGCGCGATGCCCTCCAGTCACATGACCTCCGACCAGGCGTACGCGCTGCTCGAGCGCGTCGCTGTCGGCGAGGAGGGCGAGCCCCGCGTCCGCTACCTGCACAAGCTCAGGACAGACCCCGACGAGCTCCGCAGGTGTCTTCGCGAGGCGAAGGCCACGACACACCCGGACCGCCGCGGCGGCGATCGCACCGCCTGGGACCAGGTCGAGCAGGCCGCACTCGTGCTTGGGCTCCAGCCGTGATGTGCGAGCACCGGTTCCTCGACGACCCCGACGGCCTCCCCTGCACCCGCAAGGACCCACACGCGACTGGCCACACCTACACCAGCAGCGACGGCTCCGACCTCAACGACCGACACGGAGAGCAGGGCCACGGATGACCACCGTCGCCCGCTGCACCTGCGACCCACGCCACCTCACCGCCGGCGGCTATGACCCCGGCTGCCCCACCCACGACCCACAGGAGGCCGACCCATGCTGACCATCAACGTCACCGGCACCCCAGCACCCCAAGGCTCCAAACGCGCCTTCGTCGTCAACGGCCGCGCCGTCATGGCCGAATCCTCGAAGAAGGTCAAGCCCTGGCGCCAGGACGTCACTGCCGCCGTCCTCGACACCATCGCCAACACCCCCGGCTTCGAACCGTTCACCGGCCCCGTCCGCGTCGACATCACCTTCTACCTCCCCCGACCCGGCTACCACTTCCGCACCGGCGCCAGGTCGCATGAGCTGAAGGACTCCGCACCACACTGGGTCGACAAGAAGCCCGACAAGGACAAGCTCGAACGCGCCACCTGCGACGCCCTCACCTCTTCCGGTGTGATCCGCGACGACGCGCAGATCGCCGCCGGGTTCGTCGAGAAGCTCTACGCCAACGGCCCCACCGGCGCCCGCATCACCATCACCCCCCTGACCACCGTGGCGGCGGCGCTGCCATCCCCCGGACACGCCGCCGCCACGGTCCAGGGAGCGCTCCTGTGAGCCACTGCCCAGTCTGCTTCAGCAATCCGTGCGACTGCACGGTCGGCGCGAGCCTGCCCGACTCGTGGGCCTATGGCATGTTCGGCGGCCCCGAGCGCCCCATGTACCCGGTCGCGCCCCCGCGATCGACGGGCGGCGGCCTCACTGTCACCGACCTCTTCTGCGGCGGAGGCGGCTCGTCGACCGGGGCCATCCAGGTGCCGGGAGTCGAGATCCGCATCGCCGCGAACCACTGGGACCTCGCCGTCGAGGTCCACAACCAGAACCACCCGACCGCCGACCATGCCGCCGTCGACCTCCACGAGGAAGACCCGCGCTACTTCCCCCGTACGGACATCCTGTGGGCCTCACCGGAGTGCACGAAGTGGTCGCAGGCCAGCGGGGGGAAGTACGCCTCGGTCTCGTCCTTCGTCGGCGGCGACCTGCTCGACCTGCTCAATCCCGAGCTCGTCGACGACGAGGACCCCGAGACCGCAATCGTCCAGCGCTCCCGACTGCTGATGTTCGACGTGCTCCGCTTCGTCGAGCACCACCGCTACCGCGCCGGCGTCATCGAGAACGTCGTCGACATCGCGACGAACCCGAAGTTCGCACCGGAGTGGGCGCTGTGGAAGAAGGGCCTGCGAAACCTCGGCTACGAGTTCCGCGTCGTCTCGCTCAACAGCATGCACGCCCAGGCGCACGGCGACCCGGCCCCGCAGTCCCGGGACCGGATCTACATCGTGTTCTGGCTGACTGGCAACCGGGCCCCGGACATCGACAAGGTGATGCGCCCGCTCGCCTGGTGCCCGGCCTGCTCGGAGGTCGTCGAGTCGCAGCAGGCATGGAAGAACGGCCGCACCGTCGGGAAGTACCGAAGCCAGTACGTCTACCTCCACGGGGCGTGCGGCACCGCTGTCGAGCCCGGCTACCTGCCCGCAGCTGCCGCGATCGACTGGGCCCTGAAGGGCACCCGGATCGGGGACCGCACGAAGGATCTGGCCGAGAAGACCCGCCGCCGCATCGCCGCCGGGATCGCCCGCTACTGGTCACCGCTGACCATCGAGGCGGCCGGCAACACCTACGACGCCGCCGACCCCAAGCACCCGTCGTACGGCGACCCGAATGGCTACTACCGGACCTGGTCGACTCTCGACGTGCTCAAGACTCTGCACACCCAGGAGACCAAGGCGCTCGTCGTGCCTCTCGAGGGCCGCGCCGGCGACCGCTGCAACTCTGCGGGAGACCCGCTGCGCACGCAGACTAGCCGCCACCTCGACGCGCTGGCCACGCCGCCGTTCATGCTCGAGCGACGGTTCGACTACCGGGTGCGCAGCCTCGACGAGCCGATCAGCACGCTGACCGCGAACGACACCACCAAGGCGCTGATCGAGCCGCCTCCGTTCATCGCTGAGCTGCGTGGCGGCGGATCGGACGCACGGCCGACGAGTGACCCGCTGTCCACGGTCACTGCATCCGGCAACCACCACGGGCTCGTCGTGCCCGCCGGCGGGACGTGGAACGACGACGCCCGGCCGACGGACGAGCCACACCGGACGATGACCACCCGCGAGACCTCAGCGCTCGTGATGCCCTACTACGGCGCCAGCACCGGCTCGCAGCCGACCAGCAAGCCGATAGGCACCCTGACCACCGTCGACCGCTACGCCCTGATCCAGCGGCACAACAGCAGCAAGGGCGAGGGCGGCGAGATGGTCACCCCGGCGTCGGAGTACCTCCGCACACTGACCACCAAGGGACACCAGTCGATCATCACCCCGGGCGACATCGAGGCCGCCGAGGCGCAGGTCGACGACTGCCTATTCCGGATGCTCGAGCCGCACGAGGTCGCGGCCGGGATGGCGTTCCCCGCCGACTACATCTGGGGCGGCACCAGGCGCGAGCGGGTCAAGCTCGCCGGAAACGCCGTCACCCCGCCCGCCGCCCGGGACCTGATCGCGGCCGTCGCGGAGGCGCTGTCGTGAGCACCGACCCCTGGTTCGCCGGCCGCCGACCATCCATCCACCCCACCGGCACCGCCGACTTCCTCGCCGGCCTCAACGACCAACCCTGGGCCAGCCAGGCCCTCTGTGCCCAAACCGACCCCGAAGCGTTCTTCCCCGACAAAGGCGGCTCCACCCGCGAAGCCAAGGCCACCTGCGCGACCTGCGACGTCCGCGACCAGTGCCTCACCTACGCCCTCGAGCACGACGAACCTTTCGGGATCTGGGGTGGCCTCTCCGAACGCGAACGCCGGCGCCTGAAGAAGTCCCCCGCCGCCCGACCACGACCATGCGGCCGTGCCGGCTGCGCCGAGACGATCCCAGTCACCGCCCACGCCCAGATGAAGTACCACGACCCCGCCTGCCGACGCCTCGCCACCGACACCCTCGTCGCCGCCGGCCTCGACCACCAGCCCATCCTCCGCGAGTACCTCAACGACAACGTCCCCATCGGCCGCGTCGCCGCCCACCACCGCGTCCAGATCAGCGTCATCACCCTGATCCTCGACCAGCACGGCATCGACCACAGCCGCGCCGCCGCACGCCGCCGCGCCGCCGCCCAGGACGGTGCCGCATGACGGTCCTCCACCTCCCCAACCGGCTCCACGAGATCCCCACCGGCCACCTCACCGGCCCCGACCTCGCCGCCCGCGCCGACATCTCCTACCGCCAGCTCGACCACTGGACCCGCACCGGCCGCCTCACCCCCGCCTCCAGGCACCCCGACCACGGCTCCGGCTACCCCCGCCACTACCCACCCGACCAGGTCACCCTCGCCTGCCTGATGGCCCGCCTCACCCACGCCGGCCTCGCCGTCGACCCCGCACACACCATCGCCCGGCAGCTCCTCGACCACGGCCACGCCCGCCTCGCCGGGATCCGCATCGACCTCCCCCAAGACCTCTAACCCAGGAAGGAACCACGTGACCCGACAGCCCAAGACCGAACGGCAACGCGCCGAGGAGGCGTATGCCGTCGCGCAGCGCAAGCGCAACCGGCTCGCCGCCCACGCCAAGCAGCTGCGGGGAGACCTGGAGGCCGTCGAGCGCGAGCTGCGCGACGCCGACCGGATCCTCGACTACCGCCGCCAGCACCCCCTGCTTCCCGCGATCGACCGCACCGCCCACACCACTCAGGAGAACGCATGACCACCACCGCCAAGATCCGCGCCAAGGGCCTCTCCGCCACCGGCATGACCGAGGACCTCGCCACCAAGCTCTACCACCAGCCAGGCGGCCGCATCATGGCCATCGTCGAGCTCAAGGTCGACGAGACCCACGAGAAGGCCGACGGCGACCAGAAGGTCGACTTCGTCATTACCGAGCTCGAGCCCGTCGTCGACGGCCAGCTCAACGGCCAGGTCGACGAAGCCGTCCGCCGCATCCACCGCGCGCTCTACATGAACCGGCAGCTCGCCGAGGGCGGCGACGCCCAGCTCGACCTGGAGAACGACGAGCCCACCGTGCCCGAGGTCCTCGCGGCCGCCGCGGCCTTGGTCGAGACCGACGAGGCCGGCGAGGTCACCGGCCTGTGGGACGGCGACACCGAGGACGGCGACACCTTCACCGTGGGCACCGTGGTCCCCGACCAGGACGAGGACACCCACGACGCCACCGTGCTCGACCCCTTCACCGTGCCCAGGTAGCCCTCCCCCCGAACCGCGTGCGGGCGGCCGGACGTGCGTCAACGAGGACTTCGCTACTTCACCTCGAAGGACGCCCACGACCCCGCCCCGAACGTCAGGGACCAGGCGCACCTGCCCACGGAACCGCCGCCCGCACGCACCCAACCCCCTGCCAGCTCGAGGACCAGAGGACAACGGTGACCCTCACCACCCAGAACCACGTGCTCTACCGCTTCTACGCCGCCGACGGCGCACTCCTCTACGTCGGCATCACCGCCGACCCCGTCTCCCGATGGCGCTCCCACCGAGGCGAGAAGCCCTGGTGGCACGAAGTCACCAACATCACCCTCGAAGTCCACCCCGACCGGGAGACCGTGCTGACCGCCGAGACCGCCGCGATCCAGAACGAGAGCCCCCGCTACAACATCGTCCACAACCGCGGCGGCGTCCGCATGCCCGTCGAACCCCCAACACCAGACTGGCTCGAAGAGCCGTGGCTCGCGAAGCTCGGCACCCACGCCGAGACCATGCCCGACGACTGCCACGACCGCTGCGTCCCCAACGGTCGCCAGGCGCTCTACTTCCCCTACAAGTGGCGCCCCGACGGCCGCGCCTGGTACCAGTGCGCCGCCGGCCACGTCTGGATCTGCTGGTGGGGCTACGAAGGCCTCACCGGCGACGCCCCCGAGTACCGCGCCAACCCGGTGGAGGTGTACTCGTGACCACCACGCACCTCCCACCACCCGACGAGCCGCCGTTCGACCCCGAGTACGACGCCCCCTCGACCAACGGCGTACGCCCCGTCACACCCCAAGACGTCGCCCAAGAAGCCGAACGCCAACTCATCGCGTCCCTCCTCAAGTACCCCGAGACCGCCGCAGACCTCCTCGACCTCGTCGACCCCGCCGACTACTACCAGCCCCGCCACGAGCTCATCCACAACAGCATCCGCAGCGTCGTCGACAAGGGCCTCATCCCCGATCACCCCACCCTCCTCGGACACCTCCACGAACACGGCAACCTCACCCTCGCCGGCGGACACACCTACCTCCTCAGCATCCGCGACATCGCCCCACTGCTCCCACCCCTGACCACCCAGGTCGAACACTGGGCCAAACTCATCCGCGAAGCCTCCGGCCTACGCCGCCTCGACGACCAGCTCATCCGCATGCGGCAACGCATCGCGACCACCACCGTCGACGACATGAGCTCCAACCTCGCCGAGCTCTCCGACCTCGCCGACCAAGTCGCCACCAACTTCGGCCCCTCCAAAGCCGACAAGCACGGCCGCCTCATCCTCGGCGACACCTTCATCCTCGACCGCCCCACCGAGATCCCCACCGCCTGGGGCACCACCGACGACGTCCTCTGGGCCCAAGGCGAAGCACTCCTCATCGCCGGCCCCGCCGGCGTCGGAAAGACCACCATCGCCCAACAGGTCATGCTCGCCGGCATCGGGATCCGCCCCGACGCACTCACCATCCCAGTCCGCCCCTTCAACCGAGTCCTCTACATCGCCGCCGACCGACCACCCCAAGCCGCCCGCTCCCTCGAACGCATGGTCACCGACGAACACCGCGACATCCTCCACGAACACCTCGTGTTCTGGAAAGGCCCACCCGACCGCGACTTCGCCAAGCACCCCGACGAACTCACCCGCATGTGCCAGCTCGTCCACGCCGACGCCGTGATCATCGACTCACTCAAGGACGTCGCCCTCGGCCTCTCCGACGACGAAGTCGGCGCCGGCCTCAACTCCGCCATCCAACGCGCCCTCGTCGCCGGCATCGAAGTCCTCGCCCTCCACCACTACCGAAAACGCGCCCAGGACCACGCCAAGGCCGAACCCAAGTCCCTCGACGAGCTCTACGGCTCCACCTGGATCACCGCCGGCGCCGGGTCCGTCCTCTCCCTCTGGGGAGCCGCCGGTGACCCCGTCGTCAACCTCCGCCACCTCAAGCAACCAGCTGGCGAGTTCGGACCCCTCGAAGTCACCCACGACCACGACACCGGAACCTCCACCATCACCCCCAAGATCGACCTCCTCCAACAGATGCGCGCCCGCGGCCGCAACGGCCTCACCCCCACCACCGCCGCCTGCCTGATGACCAAGAAGGACAAGCCGTCCCGGTCCGAGATCGAGAAGGCCAGGCGTGCTCTCGAACGGTTCGTCACCCACGAGCTCGCCTTCAAGCAGCCGTCCATCCTCGGCGGTCGCGGAGCCGAAGCCGCCTACCTCCCCGCCGCCCGAAGGGACCAGATGTGAGCCCGCTACAGAAAGTCACGCTGAAGTCACGGAAGTCACGGTGTCCCAGAATGTCCGGATTCTCAGAGTCACGCGAGAAGTCACGCGAAGTCACGGAAAACACAAAACCGCAGGTCAGAAAGTCACGCACAAGTCACGGACAGAAGTCACGCGCCCCCCTCTCCTTTAGGAGAGGGAGAGGGGGCGCGACCCCAGCCAACGTGACATCCACCCACCAGGAGATCTCAGACCCCAAGGACGCCAGCCGATGAGCGACGACCTCAGGGACGACCGTCGCTGCACCGCGACGGCGAAGGGCTCAGGCTCTCGGTGCAAGCGGGTGGCGATCCCGGGCGGGACGGTGTGCGTGATGCACGGCGGCGCGGCTCCGCAGGTTCAGGCGGCCGCGGCAGAGCGCCAGGTGACCGCGGCCGCGGATGCGTCGCTGCGCAAGCTCTGGGTCGGGCTGGACGAGGCGACGCCGATCAAGGATCCGGTGGCGGCGATGGAGCGGCTGGCGGGGTCGCTGGAGCAGCTGGTGGACGAGGCGGGGCGGAAGGTGTCCGAGCTGCAGCACCTGGCTGGGGGGAAGGACCTCACCCAGCTGCGCGCCGAGGTCACCCTGCTCGAGCGGGCGTTGGGGCACTTCCGGGCGCTGCTGGTCGACATGGCCCGGCTGGGGTTGGCGGAGCGGCAGGTGGAGTTGCAGCAGGAGCAGGCGCAGCTGGTCACGTCGGCGTTCCGGGGGGCGTTGTCCGTCGTCGCTGGCCTGTTGCCGGCTGATCGTGACCTGATGCTGCGGACGTTCCTGTCCGGGCTGGGCCGGGGGCCCGAGCTGCTCGAGCTCGAGACAGGGGCGGCATCGTGATCACGCACGACGCGATGGCGGACCTCGAAGCGTGGCGCAGCCGATACTCGAACCGGAGGACCATCGCCTACGCGATGCTCGATGAGGTCTACGCGCTCGCGAACGAGGCGATCGCACTCGCCGAGGCGAAGGCCGAAGCCCGGGCCGACGGTCGGATCGCTGAGCTCGAGCGCCAGCGCGAGCGGGAGCAGTCCTACCTCGAGACGTACCGGACTCGGGTGCGACAGCTGGAGGACGAGGTCGCCGAAAAGCGCCGGCTGCGTGAGGAGCGCGAGCAGTCCGGCGACGAGGTGCAGGTGCATATCGGCCGGTCGCTCGGCGGTTCATGGCTGGTCAGCGACCTCGAGGAGATCGCCTATCGGCTGCGGTGCGGCGGCGCGACCGACGACACCCCAGTGAAGGTCACGGAGTACACGGCCACGGCCAAGGTGGTGGCGCCTGAGCTGGTGCCGCTGTCGCGGCCGAGCGAGCGTCCAGCCCTGATGCCCGCGCCGCTGCCGGACCACGTGCGGTTCGTCGCGCGCCGGTTGGCGGCGCTGATGGGTGCCGCGTTCGTGCTCGGGGTCCTCGTCGTCCTGCTCGGGCTTGTGGTCCTGTGACCGCTCTCGTCTTCACCGCCCTGGCTGTGCTGCTCGTCGCCGGCCCGCTGTACGTCGCCCTCACCCACCACCGACAGGAGAACCCCATGCCTGACCTGCCCCCGCCGCCGAACGACGTACCGGTCGCACTCACCACCGATGTCGTCGACCAGCTGCTCAGCCAGGTCGTACGGGACCGGGCCGTCGGCTACTGGCAGGCCGACGAGCACCGCGGCACGTTGGCCGGGGCCGAGACGTGGCTGTCCTCGCTGCGCGACTGGCTCGCCGCTGGCGGCCAGACGGGGACGGTACCCGAGGGTCCAGCGTGGGAGCCGATCGAGAAGCCGCGTGGCGCGTGGGTCGTGTACTACCCCGACCGCTCGGCCGTCTGGGTCTACGTCGACGAGCTCGCGGCGATGCGGAAGGGCGTCGAGGCGTCCGCGCAGGTCCGGTGGCTCGCGGAGGGCGAGTCGCTGTGAGGGCGCTCACGGTTCGCCAGCCCTGGGCGTCGTGGCTGCTGCTGCGTCGGTGGCGGCGTACGACGCCAGGCACGGTCACGGTGACGCTGACCGCGGACACCACCGCGTTCGTCGACGCCATGCACGACGCCGCCGAGACCCTGGCCCGGACCAGGTACCGCCTCCGGGTCGCGCACGAGTGGTCGTTGGGGCAGGCGTACGTCGGGGTGCAGCTCGACGAGATGTGTCGTGACCTTGGGTTGGACCCGGTGGTGGCGTGGCGGATGCCGCGGGCCGTCGAGCAGCGGCTGGCTGGGCTGACCGACCCGGACCGGGTGCGCCGCGCGGCGGCGGAGGCCGCGTGGCTGCGGTCGGCGCGCGCCCACCAGGCACACCAGGCGACGGCACGGCGGGAGGCCGGCGATGCCTGACATCACGCGCCCGATGGCCCAGAACTACGACCCGAAGACCGGCATCGCGGTCATGGGCGCGTGCATGGAGGGCTGTGGCCCTGGCTGCGTGCCGACGTGCGTGCTCGATCGCGAGCGGCACACGCGGATGATCTTCAGCGAGCCGGGGATCGAGATGAAGTTCAACGAGCGGCACGCCCGGGTGATGGACGCGTACCGCGAGGCCAGGGCGGGCGGAATGACCATCGCCGACGCTCACGCCGAGGCGCTGCGTGTCGTCGAGCAAGACGAGGCGCGGGAGGCGGGTGCCGATGCCTGAGCGGATCCAGCGGAAGCGCACCGCCGGGTGGCGGATGCCCGAGGGCGCGCTCTACGTCGGCCGCGGCACTGGGTGGGGCAACCCGTACCGCGTCGGCGACCCACACCCGCTCTTCGGGTGGCCGATGAAGCCGTTCGAGGTCGTGGCGCTCTACCGCGCCCTGGTCGAGCCCCACCAACTGCTCATCCGCGTGATGGACGGCAGCCCACGCGACCGTGACCTCGCGTGCTGGTGCCCCCTCGACCAGCCCTGCCACGCCGACATCCTCTTGGAGATCGCCAATGCCGACTGAGCTCGAAACGTTCCGCGATCACTGCCGGAAGATGGCCGACCCTGCCGCCTGGGCGAAGCGACACCGACGACCGCTCGCGAAGTCGCCGGCGTGCTTCGAGCGCACCCACGGCGAGTGCGGATGGGGCTGGCAGTCCTGCGCCTGCGCCTGCCACGACGGCGAACGACCCCAGCCGCCCGCCGACGCCGACCGGCTGCTCTGGACGCGGCTGGCTGACGAGATCGACGCCTACCTCGCAGGCGACCTGTGCAGCGAGTGCGGGGAGCCGCGCACCGTCGACGAAGGGCTGTGGGTCGAAGCCACGGCGGTGGCCGATGGGTAGGCCGCTGCCGCCGCACTGCGACGCCGCGCACGAGGCCATCACCCTCGAGCTGGTCCGCCTCTGCCTGCCGCACGACCCGGATACCGACCGACCCGAGCTCGAGGCCCCACTCATCGAACCGACACCCCGCAGCCCAGCGCGACCCCGGAGGACACGACGATGACCACCCGCCCACCCATGGAACTCGCCGACTACGTCCGCGAACTTACCGAACACCACTCCCACGCCGAGCACTACCAGATCCGCCGCGGGCACACCTGGTACGGCGCGAACCACGTCACCAAGGTCCCCCCGCTGATCGCACAGTTGTGGGCCAACGACCTGCCCTCCCAGGCGGCCGAAGCTGGCACCCGCCCCGGGTTCGGTTCCAAGCCGGCTGCACGCCTCGACGCACTGGACACCGCGGCCCGGATCGACATCGGTGCGCACCGGTGGGTCACCGACCTCGGCGAGCACCCCCGCGGCGTCGACACGATCGACCTGGTCCGCCAGCTCCACGGCCTCACCGCCTCCGCCCTAACGGTCACCCGGGTGGCGATCACCCGCGACGTCCGCTCCTGGTGGACCCAGGCCCGGATCGTCACCGGCTGGGACTCCCCGGCCTGGTCGCCGGACAACACCTGCCCGATGTGCGGGGAACGCGGCACGTTGAAGATCCGGCTCGGCGACCAGCTGGGGATGTGCAGCAACGACGCGTGCCGGGTGACGTGGGAGCCGTCCACGATCGGGCTGCTGGCGGACCACATCCGGGCGGAGTCGTCGGCGGAGCGGCCGGTCGCGCGGCGGCGTGGGCCGTGCTGGTGTCCGTTGCCGCGGCCGGCGGTGTCGGACCTGGCGTTCCTGTGCCCGGCGTGTGGCAGCGCGTCGTGTCGGCACGCGGTGATGGCCAGATTGCTGGACGAGTTGGGGGTCGACGAGAGCAGGATGAGGGCATGAAGCCGACGCTGCCAGGGTGGATCCCTCGACGCGATCCTCTCGAAGATGCGAGGCAAGCCCTCGCTGTGAAGATCGACCGTCACCCACGGCTCTCCGACCCGACGTGGTCGCTCGACGAGTCGCCGACGCAGAACGCCATCGCCAAGCTGGCGAAGGACGTCGGGAATCGGATCGGCGATCTCCTCGCACAGGCCGAGGCCGCCCGCGTTCAGCGTGGGGTGCTGATCACGTACAGGTCCGGCGACGACTGGGTGTACGCCGACATCGAGTTGAGCGAGGAGGTTCCGGCCGGCAAGGTCGAGAGCCGCGGTGGTGAAGGGTGGCGGCTGTGAGGAGCGTCGCGTCCCTCGATCCGCGCTGGGAGTGGGTCGAGATCCGCAGTCTGGGCGACCCTGCGCCGGCGTACGTCAAGGGCCGGTGCGCCCACCTCGACGTCGTGCCGGTCGACTCCGTCGTCGACGGGGAGACCATCGCGCACCTGTGCTTGACGTGCGATGAGCAGCTCCCTGCGGAGTGGCGTCGACACGCCGGGACCGCAACCGGGTAGTTGACAACCGCGCCGGTCCAGGCGCAAACTCCGGACTGGCGGGTGAAGTGTCTCCAGACCAGGACGCTCCCCGCCACAGTCATGCCCCGACCAGCGCTCGGGGGTGACCGATGACCGCCACCGCGTCCTCCGAGCTCTGGCTCGACATGATCGCCACCGCGCTGGCCCCCGAACTCCGCGCCCAACCGTGGAAGACCCCCGGTGAGATGGCCCAGGCCCTCGACCGGTCCACGATCCAAACCCCCGCCCTGCAGCTCATCGACGAGCACCTCGTCAAGGTCGCCGCCGGCGAGTGCGAACGGCTCATCATCTCGATGCCACCCCAGGAGGGGAAGTCCGAGCGCGCGTCCCGCCGGTTCCCGCTGTGGATGCTGCACCGCAACCCCAACCTCCGGATCGCGATCGTGTCCTACGGCCACGACGTCGCCCGCCGATGGGGCCGCCGGATCCGCGACGACCTCCGCGCACACCCCGAGCTCGGCCTCACCCTCGCCCAGGACTCCCGCCGCCAGGACGAGTTCGAGCTGCTCGGCTACAACGGCGGCCTCGTCTGCGTCGGCGTCGAAGGTGGCCTCACATCGCGAGCCGTGGACCTGCTGATCATCGACGACCCGTACAAGGACGCGAAGCAGGCCGACTCCAAGGCGTGGAAGCAGACCGTCGAGGACTTCTGGCGTGAGGTCGCGCTCCCCCGCCTCGCCCCCGGCGCACCGGTGGTGCTGATCCAGACCCGGTGGCGTGAGGATGATCTCGCCGGCTGGCTCGCCAAGGAGGGCGACGGCTGGACGGTGCTGAACATTCCCGCCCAGGCCGACCACGACCCGGAGAAGGGCGAGACCGACGTGCTCGGCCGGGAGCCCGGCGAGTACCTCGAGTCGGCTCGCCGGCGTACGGCGGCTGACTGGGAGAAGAAGAAGCGCGAGGTCGGGTCGAGGGCCTGGAACGCCCTGTACCAGGGCCGGCCCGCGCCGGCCGAGGGGTCGATCCTCAAGCGGCAGTGGTGGAAGTACTACGACCAGCCGCAGTGGATCATCCGCGAGGACGGGTCCCGTGTGGTCATCGGCTTCGATGACCTGCTCGTCAGCTGGGACATGACGTTCAAGGACACCGAGGGCACCGACTTCGTCGTCGGGCAGATCTGGGGCCGGCGCGGCGCCGATGCCTACCTGCTCGACCAGCGTCGTGCCCGGATGGACTTCCCCGCCACGCAGGCGGCGGTCCGTGAGTTCGCCGCGGTGTGGCCGCAGGGTCTGCTGAAGCTGATCGAGGACAAGGCGAACGGGTCGGCGGTGATCGCGTCGCTGTCGCGTGTGGTGCCTGGGATCGTGCCGGAGGAGCCGCACGGGTCGAAGACGGCCCGGGCCGCGGCGGTGTCGCCGCTCGTGGAGGCCGGGAACGTCTTCCTTCCCAGCCCGGAGCTGGCGCCGTGGGTCGGTGGGTTCGTCGATGAGTGCGCGGGGTTCCCGACCGCGACCCACGACGACCAGGTCGACGCGATGTCCCAGGCGTTGAACCGGCTGGTCCTGCAGCCGCTGCTGGCGGGGCAGGACCTGGTGACTGCTGAGGATCTCGACGAGGAGCTGGCGGGGTTCGGCTCCTACGTCCCCTGAACTTCCGCCTGTCGGCGCTGACCAGCGAGGTGAGACCGATGCGCTAGATGACCCGAGCCGCCCACCACCGGGGGCCGCAGCACGACCGGTGTGACGCCATTCGGATCAGTCGCACATCCACGCGAAGCACCTCGGACCGGATCACCGGGACACCCCCACGGCCAGATCGTTGCGATCTCCGCGCCGTGCTCCCGGCCAACGAGGGAAGACACCAGGTAGGGCGCACGACCGACCACGCTGACGCAACCGGGCAACGTGCCGGCTGGCCCCCGTTACAGGGCCCACGACTTCCACAGTGACGAGAGGCGGTGACCCGCTCATGCCCGACTGGATCACCGAAGACGGCAAGACCGTCGCCACCCGCGAAGACCTCGCCGAGCAGCTCCGCGCCGAGCAGGAGTCGAACCTCATCCTCACCGAGGCCATGGTCGACCTCGAGATGGCCCTTGACGACGTCGGCTGGCGCAAGCTCTCCTCCGGCGTTCGCGACGAGTTCTCTCCCGAAGGCCGCCGCCGCATCCGCGAGATGTGCCGCCTGATGGTCGTCTCCAACCCGCTGATCAAGCGCGGCGTGACCGTCCGCATCGGGTACATCTGGGGGCAGGGACTCACGGTCGCCGCCCGCGCCGGCGTCGACTCCGCCCAGAACGTCGACGAGGTCGTCCAGATGTTCTGGGACGACAACGAGGCATCGCTGACCGGGTCGCAGGCCGAGGAGGAGCTGGAGCGGGCGCTGGCCTCGGACGGCGAGGTGTTCCTCGCGCTGTTCACGAACCCGCTGGTGGGCCGGGTGCAGGTGCGGTCGACCCCGACCGACGAGATCGTCGACATCATCACGAACCCCGAGGACCGCGACGAGCCGTGGTTCTACATCCGCGAGTACGTCACCCAGGTCCTCGAGGCCGGGTACGCCCTGGGGAACACGCGGACGCGGGCGCAGACGATGAAGGTCGCCCACCCGGCACTGGGGTACCGGCCCTCGCAGCGGATCAAGACCCTCAACGGCGCCGAGGTGCGGTGGGACGCCCCGATGCTGCACGTGCCGGTGAACCGGCTCGACGGGTGGAAGTACGGCATCCCCGACGTGTACGCGTCGATCGCGTGGGCGCGGATGTACCGCGACTTCCTGGTCGACTGGGCGCAGGTGGTGCGGTTGCTGTCGAAGTTCGTGTGGAAGGCCTCGGGTGGCACGAAGTCGCGGGCGCAGACCGCGGCCGCGGCGATCAAGGCCAACGCCGAGCGCACCACGGCGAACGGGGTGCCGGTGCCGCCGCCGGTCGGGCAGGCTGCGGTGACCGGGCCGGGCAACAACCTCGAGGCGATCCCGAAGACCGGCGCCACCATCGACGCCGAGTCCGGGAAGCCGCTCGCCGGGATGGCCGCCGCCGGGCTCGGGATCCCCGTCCACGTCCTGCTCGCCGACCCCGGCCAGACCGGTGCCCGCGCGGTCGCCGAGACCCTGGACCTGCCCACCATCCTCGAGATGACGATGCGCCGCGTGCTGTGGCAGACCGCACTGGACCGGGTCATCCAGCACGCCATCGACGCCGCCGTCGAGGCCCCCCGCGGGAGCCTGCGGGGCACGGTCACCATCGACGCGTGGGGCCGGAAGCTGGTCACGTTGGCCGGCGAGGTGGAGCGGACGGTGGAGTTCGACTGGCCGCCGCTGATCGACGTCGACCCGGTCGAGCTGATCAAGGCCGTCGTGGAGGCCGAGGGCACCACGGTCGGTCAGGCGATCCCGTTGACGATGCTGCGGGTGCTACTCAAGGCGCTTGGGGTGAAGGACGCCGAGGAGATCATTGCCGAGGTCACCGACCCGGAGACGGGTGCGTTCATCGACCCGCGGGCGTCGGCCGGGCAGGCTGCGGCCGATGCGTTCCGCCGCGGGCAGGACCCGGCTGGCACGGTGCGCTGATGGCGCGCCGGGTGGGTCTGCTCGTCGTCCACGTCGAGTACCTCGGCTACCAGTCCGGTCTGTGGTGCACCGACTGCCGGCTCTCGACCGGTGTCCGGATCTGGGTGGTCCGCACGATCGGCACGGTCTCGGCCCTGTGCGGCGACCTGCTGTGCTCGCAGTGCCGTGGGCACCATGTCGAGGACGCCCCTGCGAGCATCGACGACGGGTCGGCCGAGGTCATCTGAGATGGCGATCACCGAGCGGACGCTTCGGCTGCAGGCGCAGCTGAAGGCCGAGCTCGACCGGATCCTCGACGCGCAGACCCGCGACCTGGTCCGGGCGTGGGTGACGGCGTGGGACGAGATCGAACCGGACCTGACCGCGGCGCTGCTCGAGCAGCTGGTCGCCGGCGACGCGGTGACCCGCACCCAGCTGCTCCGTTCGACCCGGCTGAGGTCCGCGCTGACGGTGGTCCGCCACCAGCTCGAGGACCTCGCCGCCCAGGCCGGGATCCGGATCACCGGGGACCTGGGTGCGGTGATCGACGCCGCCGGCGGTGCGCAGGCGTCGGTGATCGACTCCCAGCTCCCGCCGCACGCCGAGCAGCTCGTCGACCTGCAGGCGTGGTCGCGGGTCGACGCCCGGCAGGTCACCGCGATCGTGGAGCGGTCCACGCAGCAGATCACCTCGTCGCTGCGCCCGTTGGCGCCGCAGACCTACGACGTCGTACGCCGTGAGCTGATCCGCGGGGTCGCGGCCGGGTCGAACCCGCGGGAGACCGCGCGGCGGATGGTGGCCCGCGCGAACCAGCGGTTCGAGGGCCAGCTGGGCCTGACCCGGGCGCTGGTGATCTCCAGGACCGAGACGCTCGACGCGCACCGGACCGCGGCGGCGTTGGGGCAGGAGCAGCACGCCGACGTGCTCGCCGGGTGGGAGTGGCTCGCGGAGCTCGACTCGCGGACCTGCCCGTCGTGCTGGGGCAAGCACGGGTCGCGTCACCCGTTGGACGAGCCGGGGCCGTTCGACCACCACCAGGGCCGGTGCACCCGGTGTGCGGTCACGAAGTCGTGGGTGGACCTGGGGTTCGATCTGCCGGAGCCGGCGTCGCTGATGCCGGACGCCGAGGCCCGGTTCAACGCGCTGTCGCAGGCAGAGCAGAAGCAGGTCCTCGGCCCGGCCCGGTACGACGCCTGGGCGGCCGGTGACTTCCCGATGGACTCATGGTCGGTGCGCCGGTCGAACGACGGGTGGCGTGACTCCTGGGTGCCGGCGAAGGCACCGGGTCAGAGCGGCGGCCGGTCGTCGCGCACCGCGGCCTGACTGGGCTCGTACCGCACGGCCCCGCACCTGGTGCAGGTCGAGGCGGTGTCGGCGCCGCGGCCGGGGCGGCCGATGTGGATCTCGTCGAGCACCCAGTCGTGCACGCAGTCGCTGTCGTCGTCCTGACCCACCCGAACACGCTACCCCGCCTCGAGGAGGCCCGCCATGCCCAAGCAGCTCACCGAGACTGCCACCATCTCCGAGGCGGCCGCGACCTCCGCGAAGGAGACCGGGCTGCTCCCCATCCAGTTCATCTCCCCCGGCTGGGGTTCGTCGGGGTACTACTCCCGCAAGGTCCTCGAGCAGGCGGCCACCGACCGGGTGATCCCCGCCGGCACGCACATGTACGCCGACCACCCCACGGACACCGAGCACATCGAGCGTCCCGGGCGGTCGATCAAGGACCTGATGGCCGTCACCGTCGAGGACGCGAAGGTCAACGGCGACGGCGCCCTCGTGGGTGAGGTCCAGGTCGTGCCCGCCTGGCGGGACCTCCTCGAGACCGTCCGCGACCACATCGGAGTCTCGATCCGCGGGTCGGCCACCGACATCGTCGAGGGCGAGGCCGAGGGACGTCGGGGCGGGATCGTCGAGGGCCTGGTCGCACCGGTCATCTCCGTCGACTTCGTCACCCGGGCCGGCCGCGGCGGCAAGGTGCTGCGTGTCCTGGAGTCCGCGGCCGCCAACCGCCGCGCGATCGGGCACGGCATCGCAGAGGCCACGGTCAACGACACCCGCGAGGCGTTGCAGACCGCGCTGAAGGACACCTACGGGGCGGACAAGACCTACGTGTGGGTCCGCGACTTCGACGACACCACGGTCTGGTTCGAGGTCGAGGCGCCCGACAACACCGGCATCTTCGCCCAGGCGTACGCGATGAGCGACACCGCCGGCGCCTCGTTGTCTGGTGACCGCACCGAGGTGCAGGTCAAGACCCAGTACGTGCCCGTCACCGCAACCAGCGAGGGCGGCACCCCCATCGTCCCGGTCGCCCGACCGGACAGCACCACCCCCACCACCGAGGCTGACCAGGAGGTCACCATGGGCAACATCCAGATCGAGGAGAGCGAGCACCGGGCTCTCGTCGAGAAGGCCGGTCGGGTGGACACGCTCGAGGCCGAGCGTGACACCGAGAAGGCCCGCGCCGAGAAGGCCGAGACGGCGCTCGCTGAGCGCGACCGCGTCGACGCCGCCCGCAAGATCGTCACCGAGCGTGCCACCGCGGCGGAGGTGACGTTCAGCCCGCTCGAGGAGCGCGGCCTGCTCGCCGACCTGCCGCTCAAGGACGGCGCGCTCGACGTCGAGGTGTTCACCAAGACCGTCGACGAGGCGGCCGCCACCCGCAAGACCGCGGCCGGCGCCGGGTCGGTGACCGGATTCGGCGGCACCGCCGCCGGCGGCACCGAGGCCACCCTCACCGAGGCCCAGCTCGACGCCAAGGTCGGCGCCGCGTTCGGTCGCACTCCCACCGCCGTCAAGGAGGCCTGACCATGAAGAACGAGGTGTTCTACCCCACCAGCCCGGACGCGAAGCTGTCGCTTCCCGTGCCGGCCGACACCGCGTCCGGCTCGGCCGTGATCGTCGGTTCCATCGTCGGCGTCACCGCCACCAAGGAGGGCGAGGGCGGCAACGTCGACGGCAACGCGTCGGTGTGGACCGAGGGGGTCTTCGACCTGCCGGTGACCACCAACACCGCCCGCACGATCGGGCAGCCGATCTACATCATCACGGCGACCAACGTCCTCACGACGACCGACAACACGGGCGCGAACCCGCTGTTCGGGTACGCGCTCGAGGCCAAGGGCACCGCCCCCGCCACCATCCGCGTCAAGCTCGCCAAGGTCTGAGGAGGACCACGATGAACACCAGCATCATCAACGTCGCCGAGGTCTTCAACCTGACCGAGGACCAGACGCTCGCCGGGCCCAGCCCGCTGACGCGTCGCCAGTACTCGCCGAGGCGGGCACAGGCGATCGCCGAGGCCGCGGACCTGTGGAAGCGGGTCTTCGACGGCGACCTCCGGGCCGCCGTGCAGGTCCGTGAGGCCCTGTCGACCTCGGACCTGTTCGTGTCCGCCACTGGCGACGTCCTGGACCGGGAGCTGCTCGCCCAGTACGCGGCGATCACCCCGGAGTGGCAGGGTTTCGCGACCCGGACCCTGGTGCGGAACTTCAAGCCGAAGAAGATGATCGACCTCCTCGGCGGCCGCACCTCCCTGGACCGGGTGCCCGAGCTCACCGCCTACCCGGGCGCGCACCACGACACCCGCGAGTACGCGATCCAGGTGGCGAAGTTCGGCCGCCAGTTCGGGTTCTCGTGGGAGGCGATGGTCAACGACGACCTCGACGAGCTCATGCAGATCCCGAGCACGTTCGGGCAGGCTGCGGCGCTCACCGAGACCGAGAACGCACTCTCG